TGGCCGGAGTTATGGCCCACTATTTCGGGAGTAAGGCATGTTAGAAAAAGACATAGAAAAAGCATTTTGCAAGTACTGTAAATCTCTTGGTGCGATCCCCTATAAGTTCGCAAGTCCGAACCGTCGAAGCGTACCAGATCGAATGGTAGTTTATCCGGGCGGTATTTTGTTCATCGAGTTTAAAGCTCCAGGGAAAAAGCCTACGGACGCCCAAGTCCGGGAGATGCAACGGCTCGTTGAGATGGGCCAAAAAGTAATCTGGGTGGATACTAAAGGCGCGGCTGAATATGCGCTAAAAGATGCAATGGTGCGAAGACCATGAAGTTCACCCCCGAAACCTACCAAGAGTCTACGCTGAAATGGATGCAAGACCGCGACTCTGCCGCGCTGTGGATGGATTGTGGCTTAGGTAAGACGGTGACTACCCTAACTGCCCTGGTGGACTGGTTTGGTAACCTGGAAGTGAAAGGGGTGTTAATCGTTGCCCCCCTCCGGGTTGCCCGGATCACTTGGCCTATGGAAATTGAGAAGTGGTCACACACTAAAGGACTGACCTTCTCTCTTATCCATGGCGACAAAGGGAAAGCAATGGCTAAACCTGCAACTATTTACCTGATTAACTACGAAGGTCTTATCTGGTTAGCAGGTGAACTGAAAAAGATGAAGCCTGAAAAGTGGCCCTTTGACGCTATCGTATTTGATGAATCGACTAAGATGAAAAACGCCCGGTCTAAACGATTCAAAGCGTTCAAACCGCTACTCCCTCACTTCAAGAAAAGAATTGGGTTAACGGGTACGCCTATGCCTAAAGGTCTGCTTGACCTTTTCGGTCAATGTTATTGCTTGGATGCCGGGGAAAGATTAGGCAAAGCCGTGACTGCGTTTGAAAATCGATACTTTGAATCGGATTTCATGGGGTACACGTTAACCCCGCGCCCTGGGGCTGAGAAGATTATTCATGAAAAAGTAGCGGACTTAGCAGTTCAATTGAAGTCCAAAGACCATCTCGATCTTATCCCTCCCGTCATTGAAGACGTTGAGTTGTCATTAGATAGCAAAGACAAAGTAGGGTACGCGGCATTGGAAAGAGATTTTTTTATAGAATTGGGGGATACGTCAGTTGAAGCGTTCAATGCGGCTGCACTAACTAATAAGTGTTTGCAGTACGCCTCTGGTGCTATGTATCACGATATCGACTCAAGTGTTCGTGAGACTATCCATATTCACGATAAAAAGATTAAGGCGTTGCAGAAGATCCGCGAAATGCATAAAGGTGAACCTGTAATCCTGGCGTACAATTTTCAACACGAAGCTGAACGGCTGAAAGGGATTTATCCTGATGCTGTCCACCTTAAAAGTGGGATGAAAGACTCTGAAGAGTTGGCTATTCAAAAACGCTGGGATAAAGGATTGATAAAAGAATTGATAGTTCACTGTCAATCTGCCGGGCATGGCTTAAACCTTCAATACGGTGGACGAATCATCATCTGGTTATCGCTGAATTGGAGCTACGAGCTTTATTATCAGTTGAACAAAAGAGTAGACAGGAAGGGCCAAAACAAGCAACCGTTGATCTATCGGCTAATTGTTAGCGACACGTTGGAAGAAGCAGTCGCAACGAGCCTGGGTCAACGGGAACATACCCAAGAAAACCATCTAGCGGCTATTAAAGCCTATAAGCGAGGATATGATGAATAACCAAGACGGAGAGACTAAAAGAAGAAACGAAAAAAGGATGGTGGATCACCTATACCGCAAGTTTATGAAAATGAGGGGGGTAACATTACCCATCCAATTTGAGGGACCGAGGCGATGAAAAAGGCGTGCAGCACTTGTAAAAAGGTTCAGTCAATCTCTGAGTTCTCGCTAAATAAAAACACGAAAGACGGGCGTCAAACAGTTTGTAAAGCGTGCTGTAAAAAGCGTTGGAAAGCTAAAAAATACTCTAGTCGCTCTGGAATTGCTGAGGAAGCTAAAGAGCTTGAAGAGACTCGGAGGGTTAACCGCCTGCTGAGTATGTTCCCTTCATTTTGGGGAAATTCGATATGAAAAAGTGCGAAGGTTGCAAAGAGGTAAAACCCCTAACCGATTACCCCACTAACAAAACCTCAAAATCAGGTTACCGTAAGAAATGTAAAGTCTGCACCAAAGTCGCTTTAGGTGTGTATAGAGATAAAAAGAAGAAGAGAGTATCTGAGGTGCAGATATGTAGAGACAATAACAGATTTCTGGAGCTATTCCGGTTGTCATTTAACCAATAATCAATAATCAATAATCAATAAACAAGAAGGCGGAACTATTATGGATATCGAAGAGTTAACAGTTAAGCAAGTCCGGGGAATCCAGGAGCTATTTCCTGCCGCACCCAACTCAGAAAAACCCGATAAAGGTTTGAACGAGTTCGCTGTCGGTAAATGGGTTATCTTACGAACCTATAGTGCGGGCGTCCATTTCGGGGTACTGAAACGTCGAGAAGGTAAAGAGGCTATCTTAACCGAGGCCCGTAGAATTTGGAGTTGGGAGGGCGCTTTCACTCTTTCCGCTGTAGCTCAAATCGGTGTAAAATCCGCTAAAATGTCGATATCCGAACCCGAAAAACTGGTCACTGAGGTAATCGAGGTTATCCCCGTCACCGATGAAGCAATGCGTCGATTAAGTGGGATGAACAGCCATGAGTGAAGTTAGTAACAACGTTGGCTCTGGCTTTGGCTCTGGCGAGGGCTATAGCTATGGCTCTGGCTTTGGCTCTGGCGAGGGCTCCGGCTCTAGCTCTAGCTATGGCTCTGGCTTTGGCTCTGGCGAGGGCTCCGGCGAGGGCTCCGGCTCCGGCTCTAGCTCTGGCTCTAGCTCTGGCTTTGGCTCTAGCTCTGGCTCTGGCTATGGCTCTGGCTCTGGCTCTGGCTCTGGCTCTGGCTCTGGCTCTGGCTCTGGCTCTGGCTCTGGCTAACTCTTAGGCTGAAATTCGATGTGGATGTGTTCCTGGGGTTGCCCTAGCGATTCCAGGATCACGTCAAACTCATCAGTCAAACCCGCCTTAATTTCACGGAATATTGCACGCTTCTTTTTATCTTCGATCCCCTTAGTCCTGACATCCATAGCCAGCCCGTTTTTGTGAAAAGAGCCGTAGGAGTGTTTACTTTCCGTAACCGATGTAATCACGGCTTCTTCGTTGTGCTGCTTGTACGCTGAATCCACGACCAATGCGGCGAAAACCAATTCTGATCTAGCCCCAAAAATCTTAACGCCTTGTTTGAACTTCATAGGGTAAGATCCTCTTTAGTAATTGGGGACCGGTATTTCTTAGCCCTCCTCCGCTTATATGCCTCTTTAGCTTGAACTTTAGCCGCTTCTATCCGTGCTTTTCTGTCAGTAATTCGCCTGTATCTGTCTGACTTCCTGCGCTTATATTCCCCACCAATCTGATAGACGACCCAAAACAGGGAAAGTAGGGTTAACACAATTGAAAGTAGGCCCTGTATAACTTCGAGATGAGAAGCTAACCCGGTCCCGATCCCCGTGAACCCCGCTGTCAAATTTTTAACTGTTACTGGTTCAATGCGTCCCATTATACCGGAACCCCTTCACTGATTTCGTCCGATCTCTCTTGAGTTAACAAGTTATTCGCGACTAGGAAAGCCAACCCATCCATCTCGAGTTCTGCGCTTAAATCAACTTTACCGGTTCCATATTTCACCTCTTGAAAATAATTGATAGCGTCTGGCATCGTAGAGGCTTCAATTGCTTTATATTCGTCATGGGTAAACAATCGAACAAACTCTAAGCGAGTCATGATAGTTCGTTTAGCTGGGTTACCTTCTAGGTCTTTCCAAGCCCCGTCATGGATGAACTGACCCCCTTTGAATCCTGTATTCCTAGCAACCCCTCTCACTATTTCGTGAGTCGTGCTGTTAACATCAAACGCTCTAAAGCTATCAGTAACAAGTTTATTTTTGCGCAACTCAACCATTGCACTCTCGTCAAACTGATACGCTACAACATTATCTGATTTCCTGATAATTAATTTCATGTTGGCTCCTACGCTACTTGTATCGCTGTTGTCGTTACGGCTTTACCGGCTAAAGGTCCGTCTGCTGAATCTGTGGATAGCGTACCGGTTGAACCAATGTAATACGACGTCCCAACTGTTAGCCCTGTTTGATTAGTGTCTACGAGACCAGGCGTGATTATGGTCACGGTTGCGGTATCTGTTGCGGCTGCACTAGCAACACCCACAAAGGTAGTTGCGTTAATATTGGAGCGCTCTGGTACTATCACCATAGATTGACCGTAATTAGAAGTACCCCTATACGTTGCAACAACTTGATCGGTATCAGGATCAAAAACGCTAGAAAGATATGCCGTAGTCGAGGAGTTAAAAACCGACGAACCGGTGAACAGTAACGAACTCCCAAATATTCGAGAGGTTAAAACCGTTCCGTAGTTTGAGTTCCCCCCGTCCGCATAACTTATTACCGTTCGGTCGTTGGTTATGTCATAGGCAACTGAAACATAATCGTAAATAGAAGATTCATTGAAAACATAAGGATCTCCGAAACTGATACTGGTGCCACTGACACTTCCAACAATTGCTGTCCCATAGGATGAGTTTCCATTGTCTGAGTATGCTATAACCGTCTTATCTGCTGTAGAATCATAACAGCAAGACAAAGCCGCCACAGCCGACGTATTAAAAGTGGCTTCTGAACCGAAACTGATACTGGTGCCACTGACAGTTCCGACAATCGCTCGACCCTCGGTACCCGATATCCCATAAGCTATGACTGTCTTATCTGAGGTCGAATCATAAGTGCAAGAAATGTAAATCATCGTACCGGCTGAACTAAAGACCGTGGGGCTTCCGAAACTGATACTGGTGCCACTGACAGTTCCAACAATCGCCGTCCCATAATTGCTATTCCCTACGTCTCTATATGCTATAACCGTCTTATCTGCTGTAGAATCATAACAGCAAGACATTAGATAACTGTTCGCTGCTTCAAAAGTGGCTTCTGAACCGAAACTGATACTGGTGCCACTGACAGTTCCGACAACTGCATACCCGTAATAGTTTGCAGATGGTCCTCGGTAAGCAATAACTACTTTACCTGCTACTGGGTCGAAACAACAGGATATAAATGTCATCTCTGCGCTCTTAAATACCACAGGGGTACCCCAAGAGATAGAATCTCCGCTGACAGTCCCAACGGCTGCGGTTCCGTAACTCGAGTTGCCCGTATCTCGGTAAACCACAACTACTTTATTATTTAGGGTATCGTAACAACTTGCTACTGATTCCACCGTCCCACTTTCAAACGCCACCGCGCTACCTTGGGAATGCGCTACCCCGGTTGCCGAACTAACCGTTCCGGCTGCGTTAAGTGCTAGCATATCACCGGCTGAGATAGCCCCGCTTGCTGTAGCAGTATAAGCTCCCGCTGATATAATAGCGTCCCAATAAGAGGGACTTGAGGCAGGAGTGTTGCCCGTATTGCTACTCTGTAGCGACAGATAATATAAGCCACTATCGATAACCGATTCACCAACAGCATAGGTTGTACCGCCTGCATACGTCCCTTGGAAATTAGCTAAAGAAGCTGAAGCCGCTGCGGCTGTGGCGCTGTCTGCTGAAGCGGTGGCGCTTGCTGCTGAGGTATTTGCGCTTGCACTTGCTGAAGTTGAGTATCCGTTAACTTCAGTCGCTACTGTATTTGTCTCTGTTACGAAAGTATCTAATGCCGCAACCCAGGCATCAGCATCAGCTGAGAACGTGCTAGGGGTGCTGCTTCTACTGGGGGCGCTAGGTAGCGCGGTGATTGTCGTCATTATGTAAGTCCTTCAACCATTATTGAAAATTCAGATTTTACAGGATCACTATAGACTAAATCGAAGTCTCTATAATACCCGTAGACTATTGTACTCGATAAATCCTCATGTCCGATCCAAACCAGGGGGGTTGCCCGATACGCGGCTAATAGATCACTAATCCAGTCGATGTTACTGGTATCACTCACGATAGCATAATCCGCTCGTTTGCTGTATGAACGTTGAGTAATCGTCGTATTGCCGAAGACATCAGTCCCTTTAGTCGAGTAATCAGTTATGCCAACACTAGTACCATGAACCGCTTCGCCTAACGTCTTTTGTGATCCAATGATTAGGGTTCCAACTAATGAAGTGGTTTCGGCAACTACTGTAACTTTAACCGTTGCGCTTGGATACGTCGGAAGATCTAAGAATATCGCGGTGCTTTTAGAAGTGACTTCATCAAAAAAGTAGCCGTACCAATCTGTAAAACCTGGATCGTCGCCCATATTAGCGGTTGTGTCATAAACTAGGCCATCGGTAGGGTCAGTGACTTCAACTTGAACTGAGTTACAAGACGCGTTGAGCACTGATACCGCGTTAAAGGTTTCCCCAGGAGTCACCTCAACAATGATGGGCGTGGCTCTTGAAGACTGTGAGCCATTCACCTGGTCGAACATTTTGTGTCGGTTAGTCGCTCCGTAGTCTGTCCACCAAGTACTACCGTCGTCGGTTACTGGATCATTGCCGGTATTTGAGTTTTGCACTGACTTATAAATCTTATGAATGTTTGGAGTGGTAGTGGCTATGATGACATAAGCATCGACTGCATAAGTAGTACCCACCAGCCACTCTGAGTAGTCGTTCTCTGTGATATTGGAACTTGCTAACGTAGTATCCGTTACTGTATGGGGTTTTACGACTATCATTGATTAAGTCCTCTCTGCTGGTAGACCATCATAATCCCACCTATCGATTATCTGTTTCGTCTTCTTACCGTTCGCTCTGATCCAAGCCGCGTTCACTTCAATGGATTTCTTGAGATCCTGCACGGCTTCAACGACATCGGAATTATCTAATAGCTGTTTGCTCTTAGCATGGCTTTCTATCCTGCTCGGTCCAGTAAATTCGAGTTCCGGCCCTTGCTCACCTACGATCCTTAACCCTCCTTCATGGCTCCCCCCTGAAGCGTAGCGCCTGATAGGTGGAGGTGGGGTAACCGTTGTAGTTCTCATTGACTCAACCTGTGCAGCTTGTAGGCTTGCCATAGCTCCAGCGAAGTTTGATAATGCGCTGTTAAGACTTAATATCGAGTTATCAATACCGAGAAGTGCGTCTAATTGCTGTTGTGCATTCTCGAATATTGCATCTAGTCGTTCCATTTCAGCGTCAAATATCGCTTGCTCATGAGCTAAAGCAATCTCAAGGTTAGCGGTGGCTGAAGCAATTAACAAATCTCGGTTTGTCTCTGCTGCGACTAACTGTAAATCACGGTCTATTTTAGCCTGTTCTAATTGTAAATCACGGTCAATCTTGGCTTGCTCTAAGCTATCTTTTAGGGCTTCTAATGTTTGCTCTTCTACGGTTAACTGCCCTTCCCCTTCCCTTTTCAGGTCAGACAACAGGGCATTCGTGACATTGAAGTCGTGCATGTACTCTTCAAATGATCTAAAGAGTTTGGCGCTTGGTTCGGAAACTTTCTTCAATGCGCCTGATAGGTCATCCCCGGATAAATCGCCAGTGGCTAGGGCTTCCCTTAGTCTTGCTTGAGCCTGTTGCCTATGAAGTCTGTCGAACTTATCCGTTTCAGCATTAGCTGAACTGATTGCACGGTCTACGTCCTTAACGAATCCGCTTAATTGGGATATTGCATCAGAGGTTAAACCGATCTGAGCTTTAATCGAGTCAGCTATAGAATCATACTGAGCTTTAGCAGCCTTAACCATAGCATCATATTCGGATTTAATAACGCTTATCTCGGCATTAGCATTTGCCCTTATGCCTTCTATTAAAATTTCTGAGTTATCCTTTAGCGCTTTCACGTTATCTTCATAGATAGCTGAGGCATCGCCTTTTTCAGCTTCTACGGAAGCCTTTAACCGCCCTAATGCTGTTTGGGCCTCGTTAGTCAATCGGGCAACCATCTCTTCAATGGTTTCCGTGACTTCTTCAATAGCAGCTCCCGTTTCTTCAATTGATTCGACATAGGACTCCCTAATCCTGGCATCTTCAATGGCTCCCCACTGACGAATAGTTGCTAAATCCTCTTCAGTGGCTTGGTACTCTTTTGCCGATTCAATAGCCCTGTCAACCGTTTGGCCTAACCTGCGTAAATCGATTTCAAGCGGGGATAAACCAGATTCAATAATCCCCTCTTTAAAAGGTTCTAATAGATTTGCTAGGGGTATTTCAAAGATGGCTTTCAATTGGTCTTGGTAGCTAGACATTATTTCAGCAAAGTCCGACCCTTCACCTAGGAGCTTTTCTGCCTGCCCTTTAAATGGCTCAATATCTTTAAGTGCGTCTAGTGCTTCAATCTTGCCAGCTTCCAGGGATTCGAGATCAGCCTGGGCCGTTGTCAGCATTTCCTGATAATGCTCCACCCAAGTCCCTGGCCCTGCATCCGCCCCGAACCTTGCTATAGAATCCTGTAGCCTACGGGTGACATCGACAATAAATTGCTGTGAGTCGTCTATATCCGAGTTAAACGAGTTCATCACTTCGTTATAAGCCGCTACTTGGTCGTTTAATGCTAACCGATCCACTAACTCTTCCGCTGTCTGATCAAAACCGCCTCGTATAGTGCCTTCCTGGAAGTCAATTAGATTCCCGAATCCTTGAAACCCTTGGAACTGATTCAAAACATTCATCAAGTTTCCTTGAAGAGTTTTAACCTGATTAGCTATTGCATCGGTATTTCCACCGGCTATAAATTCGGACATACTTTGACGGGCGGCTAATATTCGGGAGGCTGCCTCCTCTTCAATTCGGATAGCTTCGGCGGCGGCTTCTTCACGGATTCTTCTCAACTCATCCCGTTCCTCTTTCTTGATCCGTGAGGCGTCGTCGGCTGCGGCTTTTATTCTGTCGCTCTCTTCCTCTTCAATTACGGCTCTTTGTGCAGACTCATAGCGTCGAATAGTGGTTAACTCTTGCTCTGTGGCTCCAAGGCCCTTAGCTTCATCAATGGCGCTTGAGATCTCTTTGTTGAGCTCAAACAAAGCTCTTTCGTAGTCTGACATCCCCATTGTCTGCAATGATTCAGAGTAATCTGCTATGAGATCCGCTAGATCCTCCGCATCCCTCAACCGTTGCTCTGCTAAAGCCCTCTCTACTTCGAGTAGATCCTCTGCTGAGTTATCAACAATCCCAACCCGTTCCTCGGCTAACCCTTGTTCAGTTTCAATAAGGTCTTTAGCTTCTTCGTTGGCTACAACGGCCACCTCTTCGATAGCATCATCTAGCGTTCCAACGGCTTCAACGGTTTTAGTCGTGTTAAAGATAATCTCTTTACGGATGCTGGCTAAAGTAGCGCTACCCTCTTGAAGCTGGCCGACATAATAATCTAGCCCCTCTTTTAAAGCGTCTCTGCCTAAGATCTCTTGAAAAATCTCATTAACCGCTATCTGTGACGTTTTCTCGAATGAATTATTAATCTCATTTGCTATCTGCTCCATAGTCAATGAGCCGTTTTCTAATGCCGTTAAGTAATGCTCTACCCCTTCCGCCCTCGGCTCACGCCCTAAGATCTCATTGAATAGTTGGGTAATGCTTGTAGTGTAGTTGTCTGTCTGAGTGTAAAAGCTATCCATGGCTGGCGCTAAGTCCATCAGCCCCGCAAAGAGTTGTTGGCCTGCTTCGTCAGTTAGGTCCAGCCCTTGAACGAGTTTCTTAAATTCTTCCCTGGACTCCGGGATACTAACCCCAAGCTCTTCAAACGCGGTATTTATGTCGCCGCTTAACTGGGTGAATTTCTCACCGGAGGTAAAGAAATTGTCATAGAAAAACCGGGTTTGGGCTGCGAACTCCTGCATACTCCCGACCGCTGTAACGAGCTGATCGGTCAATATGGCACCATCAATACCCATTTGCTCAAAAGACATTCCGAGGGTCGAAGTAATATTGTTGACCTGATTCATCTGGTCAAAGATTCGGACCAGTGTATCGCTCCAAAGCTCCCCGGTTTTAGATATTTCACCTATCCGATCTACTAACTCCGGGGATTGTAAGGCGCTTTCAGCTATTTTCTTGTTAACATATGCAACGGCCCTTTCAAAGTTATCCCCTAAACCATAAACTGTTCCCGTTACCTGACTAAACACCGCCGAAAAGCCTGATTCCCCCCCGACCAGAAAGTCAATCTCATTAGCCCATTTCCCAATTTCCCCAACTTCATTCCTGAAGAATTCGGAGAATTCACTTATCGCGTCTATGCCTATTTGCGCGGCGTCTAGGTTTTCCTGACTGAATTTTGTCCCCCTTCCTAGGCCTTTCGAAGATTCAGAGGATGCTCCGGTTTGAAGGTTTAAAGTATAACCCTGGGTTTTATCGCTCGGCTTACTTTTAAGGATGTCATCAACTAAACCGCCCGCCGTTGCGCCAATAGCAGTAAAGATTGGGTTACCCGCGCCTAGTATCGCACCAAGGCCCGCGCCCGCTGCCATGCCAAAACCACCGCCGGAAGCGCCAACAGACAAAGCGGTCATCAACCCCCCTTGAACATCTTTCCCGCCTTTGTGGGCCTGCTCTGCCATGGTCGCCATGGTCTGGCCGAATGACTTTAACAGTCGATCTCCGAATTCATCAAAGGAATCCAAGTTCCCTTTCATACTCTCCTCAAAGATCTCCGAGAATTCGGTTAACGGGGCTTTGAAGTCAATGTCCTCTATCGTATCTTCAAGATCCTCAAGGGAATAATTGAAATCTTCAACCGCTTCTCCCAGATCCTCGGTTGCTTCTGTGCTTTCTTCAGATTCTATCTTATAGTCTCTCAAGGCTTTAGCCGCTGCTCTTCTCGCCTTTTCTGCTTCAAAATACGCCCTACTATTATCAGTTATAGCGTCCTCTTCGTCTTCGGTTGCTTGTATCAGATCATCGCGCTTAGCTAAAATGTCACTGTAGGCTTGCAGCTCGCTGGTGTTATTCGCTTTTATAGCCGCGTCCCGTTTAGCTTCTGCCACTGCTAACCCGTCAACACTCGCCGCTATCTTAGTGTACTCTAATGCGATATTATTTAGCGCGGCTTTAACGGTATCCCTTGCGGACTCGATACCTGGGAACCAGTCAGGGAGAATTGAAAGGATCTTATCGACCATCTCAACAAAAGTTCCCACAATCGAATTTCGGAACTTCAACAACTGTTCCTCTGTTACCCAATTAGTCGGGTTGATAATAGTCGTGAAGTAGTCAAACTCAATCTCGACTCTTGTAACAAAAGCGGCTATTGTGGTCGCCATCAGTCGGGTAACTGTTGTGATATTCTCAGGGAGGTTAGAAAAAGTATCTGAGATCCACTCAACCGCGTTCCCAAAATGTTCTTGTATCGAGTCTAAGGTTTCTTTGGATACTGATCCCGCAAGATCAAAAGTGCCAAAAATGTCATCCCCTAACCGTTGGAACTTGTGACCTATGGCCTCAACTCTTGCGACCAGTTCGCCTGAGTTAATTAGATCGTTGAAAGCGTTCAAGGCTTCTGTCGCTAGCCTTATCGAGCTTTCTATAACGTCAGCCGCGCCCGCCGCGTTAACTGCTTCGAATAAAGAATCCCAACTATCTTCCAGGTTTATAATAGCCCCGTCCATGGTTTTCATACGAGCCGTTGCAGCACCGGCAAATTCTACGTTACCAAGACGCTGTAAATACTTAACAATCTCATCAGAAGAATTCTTGATAACCTTCGTAGTACCCTGGAAAGTGAACGCAACCTCATCGCCTTGCTTACTAGACTTAATCCCGAATTCTTTAAGCCTCTCAAATTCCCCTGTTGCGGCATCCGCAACAGCTTCAACCATTTGATTGAGCCCTTTGCCCATAGCGGCGGCGGTGTTCGCATAAGATTTAATGGCTTTCTCGGAAGGATCTAAACCAAGATTCCGCATCTTGATAAAAGCGTCGGTCACTTCAGGAAGGGAAGAAGGGAGTTGAGAAGCAAGATCTTCAAGCAAGTCGAAAGCATCAGCCGCGTCGTTAGCGTTGCCGGTTGCAGTCACTAAAGAAGAGCTAAGAATTCCGAATTCCCGCTCTACTTCAATGAGTTTATTAACCACACCGGCTGAAGCAACCATTCCAGCAAAAGCCGCCGCAAGTTTTCCAACTTTTGAGACCGTACTTTCGGCTTCCCTGCCGAAACTATCTAAATCAGATTCCGCACGCCTGACATTTCGTGAATCCACTCGAATTCCAAGCGTTGCAATATCTGTCATGGTTATTTACTCCGTTTCCTTGCGGCTGCTGCCTTAAACACGTTTGCTACATTATCGTTCTTTTCTTCTGTAAAGCCTAGACTAACCTCAAAGGGTGAGGGGGTAACTTTATCCTCAGATTTCATGTACTGATCCAGGTACACCTTGGACAAAGTTCTTAGCGTCCTGGCTTCCCACCCGGTCATCTGCACTTGGGCCATATCAGCCCACGCTTTAAGCTCTACCCAATTGATACTTGACGGTCCCATGCCTGTTGATCCAATGGGACCAACTTCGTACAAATATTCAATCAAGTGCGGATGAGATAATTCGTCTGATAAGTTAGAATCATCCACTAAATCCCATCTCCTCACACTTGAGTTTTTAGGCGAGCTGTCGAGCCAAGCCAGTTGTTTAACGTGCGCCGCTAGGCTGTCAGCACACCACCGATAAAATTTGCACGGTCGTTAACAAACTCATCTACTTGCTCTTTAACCCAGGGAAGTTCCCTATAGATCTCTGAAGCGTCCGAGGCTTTGGCGGGTTTGCCATTATATTCAATATTGATAAAGCTGACTGTGAGTGAAGCAAGCAAAGCCAAACCATCATTCTCATAGTCATCGTAATCTTTTTTAGGTGCTTTCTTCTGGTTCAACCGCTGGTTTGCTTTGGTTCTGACGTTATCCCTGAACTTTTTAGAATCACGACCTAATAATTTGATCAAACAAGGGTCGCCCTTATCGTTCGCCATCGGTTCAAAAGTCGTGGGATGTAATAGCGCCATGGTTGCGCCTTCGTCAGATGCGGCTGTAGTGCTGAGTGTAGAAAGATCCATAATAATTCGCCTTTAATTTAAGTTAAGTTGTTTCGCCTTGGGTTAAAAAATCGACGCTCCACACCGAAGGCGAAGACGGTAAAACGTGAAGCGTCGAGACTCTTTACTAAGCAGATGTACCGATCAAAATAACATCATAAGTCACGGATGTACCACCCGCACTGTTAGCGACTTTAATTAGATCTGCTGTTGTTGCTGTGACTGCAATGCCATCGGCATCGGGGGCGGTTAGTGCGAACATTCCACCTGGATGAACTACAACTTCATCCGTAGTATCGGAGAACATCTCCCCCGCTGCTAATGCGGCTGTTGCGCCACCGACCACCACATTATTCGTGTTGCCTGAAGCTGCAATAACAATAATCGCCTTCAACTTCACGAAAGATAAAGCGTTCCCCAAGGGGTCGTCTATCGTTGCGGTCAAGTCAAGATCTTCCGTTGAAGAAGCTGTCAGCGTTCGCTGGTCATGGAAAAGTAAATCTCCTTGATTTGCGCCCGTTCCACTGGTTAAAGCGTTGCTAAATGACTGACTCAAAACGTCTTGTAATGTTGATAGGTCACTCGCTCCAGTATAAGTCGTAGATGCTACGACTTTAAGTGCTGCTGTTAATGTTGCCATGGTTCAATACCCCCCTTAAATTTCCACAATATCTTCAGAAATTTCAACGGTCACGGACAACATGACGATATTGTCAACGGTTCCCACGGCTTTCGGGCTGGTCATAATCTTGCCCTGGAAGTAGAAAATCGTCGCATCTTGAAGGACCACTTTGAAAGAGTAGTTATTGTCAGAAGCCAGACCGGCTGCCAATTTCACCTGACCTGCGTCTGATTTGTCATAGCCGATCTGCATAGCCATGGAGCCATCGTTATAACTGCCCTTAAATTTTTGTGTTTGACGTGTAGCTAATGGATTGAAGGTGACTAGGTTATACTCTTTTCCGAACTCTCCCGCATCGGCTAAAGAACCGATTGCCGTGAAATCCGCTAGAGCGCCAAAACCTGCCGCGTCGTTTGTTGCTGGTAGGGATGCTGATACTGATACCACCGCCCCGGCTGCTGTTTGAACCATTTCGTTTTTCCTCTAAAATTGCCGGTTATCCGGCGGTAGTTTGCTCTTTCGAGCG